AGGCATCGTCGATATGGGTTTTGATCTCAGCCGCAGTTTTGATATTTGTACCGTCAGAGATCTTATTTACATGGCCTGCCGTGATGTCTGCCTTCAGTACCTTGGCATAGGTTGTTCCATCGGTAACGTCGTCCACTGACCCCGTCAGATCACTCAGCTTCTGCACATTAATCCGGCGCCAGGCCGAACCATCGTCGAAATACAAATATCCGCTGTTCGTTCCGCTGGTTACAATGTATGCCCGCCCCGCAGAAGCAGCTGCCGGACGTGAAGCCTCCGGACCGGACATCGCCCGGCCCACCATGGAATTGGAAGTGCCGTCACCAATGTAGACTTCCTTCGTATCCGTGCAAAAGCCCATCTCGCCCGCCTGCAGGACTCCATAAGCAGCAAGCTCCGCCCGGGTGCCGCGTTTTAGTTGAATCGTCTGCGCCATTTTACACCTCTCTTCTAAAAGATCCTCCGTCTATGCATCCCGTTGCCTTGTAGCGTTCCAACTCCCTTTGGGCAGCAGTCAACCCCCATTGCAGAACATTAATGTCATCCGCTTCCACAGTATCGCCCGGTGTCTCATAAGTGACATAGACTTCAGGGACTTCGGCAAAAATCTTGATAAGCCGCCGCCAAGGCGCCTCATCTGGAAAGGAAACCGAGAAATTCCGCAACTCCACTCCGCTGTAATGAGAACCTGTATACACCGTGATGCTCTGGTTGTTAATATTGTCATGCGCGAGCAGACCACTGTAAACCCCGTCTGTAAGTAACAGTTTCTCCTCAATAACATAGCTGCCGCCGTTTGATTTTTTGTTCAGCTTGTCCGTAAATTCATCGATCTGCTGCGGGTATCCCATCGTCCTACACCTCCAGCACGACGCTGCTGAACAGCGGCACTTCAGTTTCGCTTAAAGTCACATTGCCCGATCCGCCGTTCAGCTTCAGCCCGCTATAGTCTACAACGCCCTCTGTATCCAGCAGCAGTGAACCAATTACAGATTGGCTGATATAGGAAGCGGTAAAGGCCTTCTCTTTGCGGTATTTTTCCAGTATTTCCTTAAAAGCATCGATTACCGCCTGCAGCGTATATCCGGAAGCAAGGGTAACCTTGGCGGTCACGCTGATGCTTTTCCCGTCTGCAGCCGCTACAGTTACTACTGCTCCTACCGGCGCCTGGCCTTCACCTTGACCCGCAATTGGATCGATATATTGCTGTACCTGCGACACCAGCAGTCCGGAGGCAGGCTGTTTCGCGGCATCCACAATTACCACCTTTACCGTCTTAGGTCCATTCCATAACGGAAAAACCCGCGCTCCCCCTACGCCGTCTATTTGCAGCGCCCACTCCATATAATGATATTTGTTGCCGCTCGTCGACGGACGTCTGGCTGACTCTAAAAAACGCTGGCGCAGCGCCTCGTCATCCTCGGCATTTTCACCGGGAATCAGCAAGGCCGTTATCTCTCCACGTGCTAGACCAGGGATATAATTAATAGGCAGCAAGGAGCCAAAATACCGGTTTCCTTCCTCTCCCGCTGCTTCACTCTCCAGCCTATAGGTTCCCGGAGCCAGTTTCTCCACCGCCGTATAGTGCAGCAAATCTAGTGAAAAGCGGCTGCCTGGCGGAATATCCAGCAGTTCACTCGCGCTATTATAGAACATTGCTTTAAGCTCGGCCTTGCTTGCGGCACGTCTGGTTATTCCCGACCAGGCAATACTGCGCTCCAAATATTCACCAGTAGCCGTATCCGCAAAAAACAGATTGCTGTTCACATCCAGCTCAATATACATCTGCGCCATCTCAGCCGCCGCCGGAGCCAGCGCATCATAGATGATGCTGCCTTCACGTTTATCCAGACTGGATGGTACCCGGTCCAGCATTCGCTCAAGCAGAGCCTCGAACGTCTGATCTTCATACACCCTCACTCATCTCCTTTCTCAGCTCGAAATTCCCGTACTGGGTAATTACCTTGCAGCTGAAGCTCAGATTATCCCCGTTAAAAGAAACCGCAGTGTCCTCCAGCCTGATAATCCGCTCATCCTGAAGCAATGCTTCACTAACAATACGCCTGATTTCAGCTCTCGCCAGCAGTCTGTCTTTTCCCAGCACAAGGCCCCATTCGGTCCCGTAATCAGAACTATAAATCAGATGCTCATAGCGGTCGGTCCGCAAAATTTTTGCCACTGCCTGCTGTACCGCTTCAAGGCCGTCCAGCCGGCCCGTAATTCGTTTCTTGTCCCAATCCATTCTGTAGGTCAGACTGGACATTTCAGTGTTCTCCAAAGAGGTGTCTCCTTCAAGAGTTGCGGTGATAGGGCCTGCATTTCCAATTTCGGGTATCATACCGGATCCACCAGCCTGTCCAGTACAACATAACTCTGCCCGCCCTGCATCCGCACCATCAGGACACGGTCACCCTTCTCAAGTCCCCGGCGCAGAACGATCTCCCTTCCATCCCATTCTAGCTTGCTCTCCATGACGGATTCGGGAAGAACCAGAGCGGCTCCTGACAAAATAAACCGCTGGTCCACCTGAATCTGCAGCGGTGCCGCCACAGTTACCGTCCCATATGAAAAAGCCACAGGATTGGTACTCCCTACGGCGCCGAGACTTGCTTTTTTAATAATATCAAGCATCATTTCTACACCACCTTTATATCAAGAGACATGGTATGCTCCCCGCCGGAAATCTTATGGCTGCATTGCTCCACCAGAAACAGCTTGGTGTCCAGCGCATCCAGCAGCACATAAATCAGGTTGCCTGCACGAACCCGCAGATCGCCTATTGCCTGAACAGAAAGACTTGTTTTTTCCCGGTTATGCATCTTCAGCAGGTTGTCTGCGTTCTCCCGGATTTGAGCGGCGTTCGCCTTGTCATCGGCTTTTTTGTAGAGATGCAGAGTACCCCAGCGTTTCACATTCTCCGGGTCGCTGACCGGGTAGAACTCCCGCTTACCGCTCTCTTTGTTGTCCTTATAGAGATAGATCGTATTGTAGGTATCATCATCAATGCTTTTTTTGAGCGAATAGTCATACAGATAATGTCCTGTTCCCAGCACCAGATCAAGCTTCATCGAGTCCATTCCCCGCAGTGTCAGCTTGCCGAAGTCATCATAAAAAGCCATTAGCTGCCCCTTCTTCTCCATCTCACCGCCAATAGCCCCCATAATAATATCCAGCAGCTTCTTATCATTTTCTATTAAAGAAGGCATGCGGTAGGCCGTCTCTTCCAGCACCCCTGTCTTCAATCCGTAGTCCTTGGCAATTTTTGTGATGAGCTCACTGGCTGTAACATCCTGAAGCACGTAGCTCCCGTTGCCGAGCAGATAGCGGATCTGGTCATAGGCCGTCAACTTGATCTGCTGATCACTTCCGGTATCAATGCTGAACACGAACCCGTAGAACACATTGATGCCATCTTTGCGGAACTGGACAATATCCCCGTTGCTGATCTTAAATTTGGGGTGCTGATAAATGCCACTATCGATAATAGTCATATCCAGCGTTGCTGGCTTACCTGCCCGTGACGTCTTCCAGGAGAGATCTGAGACAATGCCGGCAATATCCCATAAGAGCCCTTCTTTATTCTTCAACAGCAGTTCCATACGCTTCCCCTCCTACGGCAGCTTAAGGACTTTGCCGATGGGCAGCTTTTTCAGCTCAGAGTCCTTGATGCCGTTAAGCTTCTGTATCACTTTATATTTCTGGCCATCACCGAGAACCTTCTTGGCAATGCTCCACAGACTGTCGCCTGCTTTCATCGTGTACGTTTTGGGGGCCGCTTTATCGCTCGCCCGCTTTGGCTCTGCCTTAACTTGGCCCTTTACGATCTTTACAGGACTGGCCTGGTAGAACACGTACTTTTTGAGGGATAGTGAATACTCCACGTCACCGGAGGTGCCCGCGCTAAGCTTCCAGGTAAAGCTCTCGATACTCATGGCCATATTCAAGGCCAAATCATTCGGTACGGACGAATCCTCACGCTCTCCCTTCAAGCTCACTCCAGATAACACAAAACGGATCGGCCTGCGGCTCTTCATCCATTTCTGGATCATCTCCACATATTCAAAAGGCCGCAGCAACCGGTTAGGCCCCTCACTGCGCACCAGTACAAAAGGATAATGCTGCGCCGGGAAGATACTTTCAAGCGTGATCTCCGTCAGCTTCGGATAGGCAATGGCATTGATTTCACCCAGATCGACAATGGTATAGCTTTTGCTGTCTCCCGACTCTTTGATTTCCAGCGTCTCCGGATTCACAGGCAGCCGGAAGAGATCCTCCAGCTCATTAAAACTCAAGAAAAAACCGTATTCTTCCACGTTACGTATACACCCCCTGGGCCGTAGAGACAAATTCCTCATTCAGCTTTTGCCCGATCTTGTTGATGATCGTATCGATGTCCCCGGCATTGTTGATGTTGCCCGTGGTCACCTGCACCGTGGGCGTCAGCTCCACAAAGTTCTGAATGGCCTGAATCTCCGCCAGCTCGCGCATCATTTCAAGATCCTCGCTGGAGATGTCTACGGTGTCGTTGATGGTTCCGACCTCATTTACCCTGTTCACATTGTTCAGGTTGCCGCCCTGATTGGCAAAAAGACTGGTGGTATTCTGGGCCTGTTGTCCGCTTGCTGCCGGCTTTGTTAATTTCTCGGCCGCATCGGAAGCTTCGCGTCCTTTATCAGAAAATGCACTCGAAATACTATCGACCTTGTTGTCTGTCCATTCTTTAGCCTGTGTATAGCTGGAGTTAAAAGCATCTTTCGTATCAACGTAATCTTTATGTTTCGTTTCCTGCTTAGTAATATTCTCAGGCGGTTCCAGCGTTTTGAATTCTTTACGGTACTTATCCACCAGCTCGCTGGCGGCATGGGGAACCTTAAGTCCATCCAGATCAATCTTAATAGTGCCAATCCCCATCTTATCGAAGAAAGGAATTTTGCTTAACGCTTCAGCCATGCCGTTGAACTTGTCAACCACCCAACGGATGGCCTCCGCCATAACCTTCACAAAACCATCAGCAAAGCTCTCAACACCAACCGCCATATTATAGAGGACATCCAGCGTACCCATACCTAAGCCATATAACAATTGCTTCACAAAAAGAATTGCAGTATTAACTCCATTAACAATGCCGTCCCAAACCACGTAAAATCCATTTTGCAGGCCTATCCAAATATTTTGGAAAACCGCCATCAACCAGCTGAACGCCCCCGCGATAGCCCCTACAACCTGCCCCGCCGATATCCCTAGATTCTGAAAGATTAATATCAGAGCCGCGATTACCGCAATCACGATTAGAATCGGCCAGTTCGCAGCCAGCCAGGCTGCAGCAAGCAAATATACCTGAACGATCATAGCCGCCAGATAGACAACCGCTATCGCGATAAGAATCGGTTCAATAATCGCCCAATTCTCCTGCACCACACCAACCAGCCATAATAATCCATCCACAATCATGCCGATTACATTGGCTATCACCAGAAAGCCATTTGCCAGTGCGTCAATCGTTGGGGCCAGTTGGCCGGAGGTGAGCGCTTTACTCAGTGTATCCATTACAGGCCGCAGGGCCCCCAGCGCCTTTTCACCGATTTTGCCCATTGCCGTATCCACATTTTTATTCAACTTGTTCCAGTCGGCAATATCTCCTGGTTTTACAGCAGCCTTAACTGCCTTCTCCCCGAAAGACTTAATCTTGTTGAACGGGGTAACCCAGTCCGCAGTCTTCAAAAAATTCAGTATCTTGGAATCTGGTTGTGGCGGCGTTGGAGGGACTGGCGGAACCGGAGGCTCTTTTTTCAAATTGATCTTGGGTGTAGATACAGGCTCAACTTTAACTTCAGGTTTCTTTTCTTCTTTCTTTTCTTCCTTTTTTGCTTTCTTTTCGAACCCTTTCCACCATTCCACCTTTTTGGCCTTTTCTTCTTCCTTCTTAGCCGCCTGTACGGTTGGAGAAGCATTCAGCATACGCACCCCAAGCTGCTGGGACTGACCCGCCTGCTGACTCTGTCCGGCAACAACGTCTCTGGAGACCAGAATTTGCGGCGGCATTCGCTTGAAGCCTTCCAGCAGCGTATCATTAATATCCAGCAAAGATTGGTTAACTTTGTCCAAGGAACGGTTTAATTCATCACTGGAGCGTGTAAGTGCTGCTTGCATTCCCTTAATTGAACGGTTGGCAAGATCCAGCTTGACACCAATACGCAGGGACTGTTTATTTAACACTTTCCAGATCGCAAGCGACTTGACCGGAAGCATCACGGCTCTAGAAACATCTATTCTCATTCTTCCACCCCCTTCATCCCCTATCTCCTCTTCCCCTTGTTCCGCGACTGCTCCCGCTTCTCCTTCTCCACCCGGACAGCGATCATCGCATAGATGGCAGCGCGCTCGCGCGAAGTCAGCTTCATCAGCTCATGCGGTAAAATGTGCAGCTCGTGGAGGGCGTAATAAGCCAGGTTGGCTTCACTGTCGCCCCCGTTGATTAGTTTTTTACTTCATCCACCAATTCGTTCATGTCAGTGCTGAAGCCGTTAAGCGCCTGCACCCGTTCACCAAGTGCCGCGAATTCGCCGGGGAGCAGCATTTTACGCAGCAAGGCCTCAGCACCAAGTACATTATAGGAACGCTGCAGTTCCGCATTTTTCAGATCGGGATGCACTACGCTCGAAGTCATCAACTTGGCCATATAGTCATTGGGATCAATCTCGGAGGTATACACCCCATTTTTCCCCTTAACCTTGCGGGTAGCCGCCTTGCGGCATTCCTGGTTCTCATCCTCGGTCATGCTGCGCAGCTTCCAGGCCACAGGATGCCCCTCTTTATCCTTAAAGCGCTGGGAAACCACAAATTCCTCCGTTGTATCACAGTCCACATTTTGCGCAAAAAACATACTTAATTCACTCATTGTTTATTCTCCTCCAAAATGTTGTGAGCTTAAGCTACCAGATTCACTTCGTACCAAACCCGCTCTGGAAGCAAAGACTTAGGTTATACCGGACAGATAGAGAAGAGACCCGCCGCCTGCTGCGTCCGGGCCGTACTTGCTCAGATCTGTATTGCTCTTATTACTGAACTCCAGGGCTGCCAAATGCCTGGGCAATCTGTACATCCTCAAAGGTAAAGCTGACTTCTTCCTCCAGTGCATCCGACTCCGTATCCAGTGAAGCCATAATCACGCTGTCCAGGTTTACACCTTTCAGAATGATCCGCTGCGCCCCGACACTTGATGAAGGGTCATCATTAGTAACCTCGATATCGAAGTACTGATCCACACCTGTATGCATGTAGTCGAGCATCATTTGACGGAAACGGCTGGTCATATAAAAAATCGTCATCGTGCCGCTGCCCGACCATCCGGTCGCTTTATGCTGCACCCCCCGGCGTCCGAGTGTTTTCACTTCCGCTTTTGTTTTCTCCACGGTGGCTTCAAGCGTTTTTACATAGAACATCTCTTCTGTTTGTGTGCCAATCACAGCATAAGCACGGCCTTCCTGGCCGGAAAGAGTATCGCTAGCCTTCAAAAATGCCATCTTAGACCACCTTCACTTTCATATATACTTTTTCTACCGAATCGACCGGTTTTACAGCTACATCCAGAACGATGCTGTCGCTATCCGTACCGGCTGG